TGCATTACTGATTTATTTATTTTACTTTTGCTCTCGTTATGGATTACACGAAAGCAATTGAAATCATCAAACTGAAACGCAGACAAGGTCTTTATCAGATTGTCGCAAGAAAAACGGGAGTATCACTTCCAACTGTCAGAAAGTATTTAGTGGAGGGAAACATCGTTTCTCCCAAAGCCAAAGCCGTCATTGAGATTGCATTGAGGGAGGTTTCCAATGATTGAGTTGGCAATTAACGGATGGATTCTTTCCGTTCCTGGTATCGTGCAGGTAGAGAAATACATCTACACGATTGAAGCCGTTGATCATTGGTTAATCAAAAACCACATTGATGAGCTTCAAGAATATGTCAACTCACGAGAAGTGGGATTCGGTGATTGCGTGACTAAGGAATTTGATGGCATTAATTCTGAGGCATTCTTCAACAACGAAGTGGACAAGTTCACTGTACTTTTTATGCTCGGACAACAAACAAACTTTTTATAAAAACTCTATGAACAAATCAGAATCAATCAAGAACATTGCCGGTGCGTTGGTAAACTTCCAAGCAACGGTGAGCAAGGTCGGAAAGGAATCAAGCAATCCTTTCTTCAAATCCAAGTACGCAAGTTTAGCGAACATACTGGATACCATCCAAAAGCCATTGAGCGAATGCGGTTTGGCAATTACACAGTTCCCTGATGGGAATGCACTCACGACATTAATCGTTCACGCTGAATCAGGCGAGTGGATGGAATCATCCTATGTGATGCCGGTTGCAAAGCAGAACGATCCACAAGCAATGGGAAGTGCAATGACCTATGCACGGAGATATGCACTCGGTTCAATCCTAAACTTGAACATTGACGATGACGATGATGGGGAGAAGGCAATGGGAAGGCAGTCAGCACCCAAGAAAGAAGAACTCACACCCAAGCACAAGAGTTGGGCAAAGGCAGTTGAACACTTGCAGACAGGTGGACTGATGACCGACATCACCACGAAGTTTGAAGTGAGCGAGGTGAATCAGAAACTTTTAATTGGCGAGAAATGAAACTTCAACTTCCAACAATTCACACTAATTTGAACGAGGACGATTGGCAAGATCTAAGGCGTTCTCGCTTCACCGCATCCGAAATTTACAAGCTGATGGGAACTCCGAAAAACAAATCGGAGTACCTGTCAGAAACTGCCAAGACATTCATCTTTGAGAAGGCAGCGGAGTACCTAACCGGACAAAGAGCGGAGATGTATGGTCGTGCTTTGGACTGGGGCAAGGAACACGAGAAAGAAGCATTTCACTACTTCACTCAGCAAACCGATGACTTCTACACATACTACGGAGCGGAAACATACACCTTCATCACCTATGGCGAATGGGGTGGTTATAGTCCTGATGCACTTGGCACACACTTGGTTGAAATTAAATGTCCGTTCAATAGCGGAAACCATTTGCAGAACTTATTCATCACCAATAACGAGCAGTTCAAATCTAAACGACCTGAATACTATTGGCAAGTTCAAATGGGGATGGTCGCAACGGAGATGACTGAAGCGTTGTTCTTGAGTTATGATCCACGAATGCCCATCGGCAAGAAGCTCACGCAAACCTTAATCACTTTGGAGGAGGACATCCAAGAAATCATTGACGAGAAGTTGTCTGCGGCTGGAGAACTATTTTTGTCAATCACTAAATAAATCGTTCATTCACCAAGTCAAAGAAAAATATATTTTCATTTGTGAAAGTTATTGTGTTAGTTTGAATCACTATGAAAAACGAAACAATTAAAAATAGAGAAGAATGGAGAGCATTAAATGTGAAAATTGCTCAACATCAAAGAACTATCAAAATGAATTCAGCAGCAGGACAAGTATTTGATATTGAATATTTATCTTGGGTGGATCAATTAATTGAACGCAGAACTTACTTAACAACTAACGGGGGTTTTTAAGCCCCCTTAATTTTACAACTATGGACTTAATATTCTTAATCGTAATCACACCCATCACCATTGCGGTGATGTTCGTGTACTGGAAGCTGAAACAATACTTCAATGACTTTGACAAGTTGCCTGAGGCATCACCGTATGAATTTGAGAAGGACAACTACATCCCCGAATTTGATACCTACACGAAGGCAATCTACAAACACAAATTTTACAAAGGAAAAAACAAATAAAAAAACTATGAATCAAATGCAATTATTTGACCAAATGCCGGAAGGTGATTTGGCAATCTTGAAGAAAGCGTGGAGTATCTTGAATCGGTACTTTGCGGAAACATCACCTTCAAACAAACCAAATGTTCAACTTCACACATCTACTCGGAATTTTCTTGACTATGTTCAAAGAGAATTTGGAAACGAATGGATTGATCGAAAGCATCCAGTGCTTCAAAAAATTATGCGTGAACACTATGTTAAAGATTTGTACACAATGCTAAGGCAGTATGACAAACACAACCTTGTGGAAATTATTAGAAATGACAACAAAAATCAAAACATTTCTAAATTCAGATTCTTATGACAACAATTATCATTCTCGGACTGGCATTGTTTCTCGCCATTGCCTTGTTCAAAGTCAACGCACTTTCAACGAGGGAAGAAGAACTACAAGATCAAGTGAACAAGTTGAATCGTGAGTTGTGGGATTTGCAAACGGAGAATCTGACCATCAGGTCAAAGATTGCCGAAGCAAACGATCGTGCTAAAACTTGGGAACTTCACGCCAACGATTTAATTCAAAGTAGGAAAAATGCTCAAAGCTCTGGTCGTAAAGGCATCAATTAATGAAATCATAAAGTGGCGAGTTTATTATGCCGGAGAGCTACTCGCCACATTTGAGAACGAACAGGATGCTATTGAATACGCAAACTTTATAGATAGACAATGAAGACAACAACGGAATTTATCTTTGAGTTGCTATGGGAAAAAGTCCAAAGCGGTGAGCTGAGGTCTGACATCTACACAACATCAGTTCTGATGGACATAGAACGACAAGCAACCCAGTACGAACCATTCATAAGCCAGGAACACTACAATGACGGATTCAGCAAAGCGAAGGAAATCTATGGATGATTACGCACTCACTTGGGCTATCGCAGTCCTGAGAGAAGATATGCGACATACTTGGGAATACATCGGATGGAGATTAAACATTAACCCAAAAAGAGCAGCATTTTTATACACTAAAATAAAACCACACTACAACTATGAACAAGTATATCAAAGCAACGGTAACGGCAGTAATGATTAACCAGCCGGAAACAAGGGACTGTGATTTCAAACTGATGACGGTGATCTACAAAGGTATGTGCAACGGAAATGACTTCTTCACGATGTTTGAAGCCAAGCAACTACCATCACCCGAAACCATCCGAAGAACACGAGCTCAACTCCAAGAGCAACACGAGTACCTTCGTGGGCAGAACTACCAGTCACGCCAAAGATACCAAGTCAAAGTAAAAAAAGATTTGGGATATTTACCGTGATTGATTAAATTTGTTGCGTTAACTGGTATGTAGAAGATGCCGAAAGTTAAACCCCTGTTTCCCTTTTGAGTCGTGCGTACTTCTACTACCGCGATTTGAGAGGGATTTTTTTATGGCTCAAGACAAGAAATCATTTTTACTTTACTGCGATCAGCAAGGAGTATTCAACAAATTACCTGATGAGATTGCAGGTAAATTAATCAAACACATCTTCGCTTATGTGAACGATGAAAATCCACCGTGTGATGATCTACTATTGAGCATTGCATTTGAACCTATTAAAACGCAACTGAAGAGAGATTTGAAGAAGTACGAAGTTTACATTGAGAAACAAAAAGAGAATGGTGCAAAAGGTGGTAGACCAAAGAAGGAAGAAGAAACCCAAATAACCCAACCCTTTTTTCAAGAACCCAAAAAAGCTGACAATGTAACTGCTACTGCTACTGAGAAAGATATAAAAGTAAAGAAGGATGTTTTTATCAAACCATCCATTGTTGAAATAAAAACCTATATGACTGAAATCGGAATGGCTGATGTATCCGAAAAATGGTTTGACTACTACGAATCAAACGGATGGTTAGTTGGTAAAAACAAAATGAAGAACTGGAAGGCAGCCGTCCGAACTTGGAAGAGCAACAACCTTTCAAATAATACCACTACTCCACAAATTATCCACCGAAAAGTATTTAACTTGCAAGAATATGACGAGCGAACTTGAAGATTACATAATTGGTCAACTACTGTTCTACGATCAAACACGGGCAATGTTGCCGAGAATCAAATCACAATGGTTTGAAACACCACTCAACAAAAGAATCTTTGATGTGATGTTGGAGATGTACATTAACAACGATGAGATTGATGTGCTGACATTAGGCAAGAAGTTCAATCGTGTTGAGATGGTTGCCATTGTTCGTTTGACTCAAGATGTATACGGGATGCCAAACATCAGCAGTCACCTTCCAGCACTTGAACACAGGTATCTCAAAAAACAATTGATTGATAATATCAGCAACTTGGATTTGACTGCGGACTTAAAAGACATCCTTACCAATATGCAAACGATGGTGGACAATACAAAGTTCACAACCATCAATGATCCAGTTCAGATTACATCAGTTACCAACAAGACCGTTGATGCTATTATTGAGGCGGTGCAAAGAGGTGACAAACTCACGGGTAGACAAACGGGATGGGCAGGACTTGACCGGGTATTGGGTGGATGGAACAACGGTGATTTGATTGTGATGGCTGCAAGACCCGGTCAGGGTAAAACAGCACTCGCTTTGTCGCTGATGTATGACTTCGCCAAGATTGGTGGAAAGGGTTTGTTCTTGTCGCTGGAGATGAGCAACGAGCAACTTGTAAAAAGATACTTGTCGTTGATTACCGACCTTGCCAATTGGAAGATTCGCAATGCAAACCTTCGTGAGTTTGAAGTTCATCAACTAATTAATTCAGCACTCAATCAGACAGTTCAATTCTTTATTGATGACGATCCAAATTGCAGTATCCAACAAATCAAATCCAAAGCCAAGATTCACAAAGCGAAACACGGACTTGAACTTTTGGTGATTGATTACATCCAGTTAATAAAAGGAACAAAAACAAACCGGGAACAAGAGATTGCAGAAATTTCCCGAAACTTAAAATTGCTTTCTAAGGAACTAAACATCACAGTCATAGTGTTGGCTCAGTTATCACGCAAATGTGAGGAGAGAGCGGACAAAAGACCTATGCTGAGTGATATCCGTGAGAGTGGAAGTATTGAGCAAGATGCGGATGTCGTTATGTTCCCATTTCGACCGGCATACTATTCAGGTGAGAAGCTCCAAGAAGAAGAAGCCGAACTAATTATCGCAAAGAATCGTCACGGTGAATGCTACACAATCAAAACGACATTCATCGGTGAACGCACAATGTATCAAGAACGACTATGAGAAAGTATTGGACAACGGAAGAAGCTGAAGAATTACAACGGTTATACCCAACAACAATGGCAAATGATTTGGCGGTGCGTTTTGGATGTACTGTCAAGCAGATTTACAATAAATCAAACAACATCGGTAT